CTTGTCCAAAGACCTCAAAATCGGCAGGCAAGTCCGTTACGAGATCACTCGCTGTTGGCATTTGCCAGTTAAAATTCGACGTTGGGTTTGCCATGTTTTCTCCTTCTTAGGTGATAATTGTCGCACGTGCCCAGTCGAGTGTTGGCGACACGCCCGACCAAGTAAATGCAGCTGAGATTTCGTCCCATTGCAAAGCCTGCAATGAGTAAGCCGTTGGTGAAATGTTAAGAGTGATCGAGAGTTGGTTGTACGACGCCTGAAATGACCAGCCCTCGACAAAGCCCTGAAAGATACCGCCCATGTTTGCTGGCAGGTCATTGATTGCCAATGCCTCACCCATAAACACGCCAATGAGGTTGTCACGGTCGCTGTCGTCTAGCTCTGGGTTTGTCAGGTCAAAGGTGATCTCACTAAAAATTGCCTGCGGTGTTTTGCGCAATGCAAGGTAAAAATTGGCTTGCTGGGTTGCATCAGCTGAGTCGTGCAAGGTTGTCGAAATAATCTGACTTAACGTGCCGTATTCTCTGACTGAGTCTGCGTCGCTGGCGTTGACTGAACTGCCACTGCCTGTGCCGTATTGAATTGTGACGTTGTTGCGTACGTCGCCTGCTCTGGTTTCAACGCGCAAACCAGCTGCGCGTGCTTGGTTGGCTGTTAATTGCACATAGCCATTGTTTGACAGGTACAAACTGCGGTGTGTACTGCTGGCATAGCTGATGCGTCCAAATGCGTCCTCGTAAATGTACCCAAGCCCTGACGTTGCCAATGCAGATACCAATGAATAAACGTCTGTGCGACTATTGCCACGCGCAGCTAAGTCGTAATCACCAGGGCGGTCGATCTCACCTAGCCCAACGTTTTCTGCTGTTGCCCATGTTGTTGTTGGGTCGTAATCTGCCCATGTTTCAGCTGCTGGTACTTCTGCCCAAGTGTTAAGCAATAGGTCTGACAAGATTTCCCAGATTTGATCGCCGTCAAAGTCACGCGATAAAACACCATTTGTCAAAGCTTTTGGCAAACGAGACAACGCGCCAAGTGCTGTGATGCTGTATGTCTGGGTAAACATTGTGCTGCCTACGTCGCGCACCTCAACGGCAATATCAACGACTGTGCCACCAAAGATTGCGACGTATGTGCTTGATGTGTCCTGCACTTGCACTGAAATGCTGCTGTTAATGCTGACAGGTATAGTGGCTTGATTAACGTCTAGCAGCTGTAAATTGACATAACCAGCTTGTGCTTGCTCGTAAATGTTTGTGCGACCTGACCTGATTGTTAGGTTAGCCAAAACCGCGTTTGTGTAAGAAACGCCGTCAATCTCTACCAGCCAAACTGGCGTCCACTGGGTCATGCTATTTGCAGGTTAGTTGCGCCGCCTGTGCCGCGATAGAAGCTGTTGTTTAATGTGTCCACGATTGTCCGTGCTGTGCCCTCTTTGTCGATCGCGCCGTTGACGTTTAGATTGATTGTCGTTCCAGCTGCGGCAGTCCCAGCAGATCGTGTTCCAGCAGAATTTGATGCAACCACCTTTGAGGCAGCTACGCTGGTAGAGGCAGCAACCTTTGCAGCACTTGCCACGCCGACACTTGACGCAGCTGTTAAACCGCTTGATGTGCTAAAACTTTGTCCACCTGGCATTGTTCCACTAAAACCTGCCGACCCTGATGAGCTTGCTGAGGTAGCGCCTATTTTTGGAACTAAGGCAACATCTTTACCAAATTGTATTGCGTTGTAACCTTTGATGATTAGGTTAATACCGTCAATGGCAGTGTTTAACAATGGTTTGATCGCACCCAATACCTTGCCAATAATTGTCAGGACAACGGTAGCAACTTCGCCGATAACGCTAACGGCTGCCCCCAGTACCTTGCCAATGATCGGTGCAACAAACTTTACAACCTCAAAAAATGCTTGCAGGTTTTCTTTGTTGTCCACAATAACATCTTTGACCTTACCAAATTGCGTACGCATTGCCTCAAAAATAGGTGTTGCAACATTTTTAATAACTGTTGCGACGTCGCTGATTACCTTGCCAAACCCGTCGCCTTTTGTCAGGCTGAACGCGCCGCTAAATGCGTTGATTGCTGGCAATGCAGCTTGGTTAATGAAATCAAGTAATTTGCCAAGAATAGGCAACAAAGCTGTGCCAATGGTTTCTTTTGCCTCATCAAATGCCACCTGCACACGTGCGATTTGTCCAGCGTAAGTGTTTGCATTTGCAGCTGCCGCGCCACCAAATAGATCGCTCAGCCTGCTTTGTACCTGCTCAAAACTCATTGTCTTTAACTCAGCAGCAGATAAGCCAATGCCCAATCTGCCAAGTGATGTTGTGTTTCCGTCGTACGCACGACCTAACGCATTTGCCACCGCTTCAAGCGGTTTTCCCGTCGCCGTACTAATGTCTAAGGCTTGCGCCAGTAATTGCTGTGCCTTCTCAGTATCTGAGGTCGATCTGACCAACCGTCCCAAAGCTGGGCGCAGGTCATCATCTGCTACACCTGTTGCCAAAGACATTTGCAAAATTGATTGCTCGGTTGCCTTGATTTGTGCCTGCGTTGCACCTGTCGCATTTTCCAACGCCAGTGCTAATTGTGTTTGCGCCTTTTCGTCAGCAATGGCAGCTTTTACGCCTTCAATACCAATTGCAATTGCGGCAGCACCAGCAGCAGCAGCAGCTGCCGCAAATGCCTTGCCGATCTTTGCCCCAGCTTTGCCGATTTTGTCACCAAATGAGTCAACATCACCGCCTGCGGTTTTAAGTGATTTGTTGAGGTCGCTAACATCTCCAAGTATGGAAAGTTTTAAGGTACGACTTTTCTCTGCCATTATGTGTACTTCTTAATAATCTTAGACAAGCCTTGTTCCCACTTTTTTACAATGTCAGGTTGCACTGATCGCAGGGTTGGATAAATAAACCAACCGCGTGTGCCTTTACCTTCACGACCTGACCAGACTGGGAACTGCTTGTATTTATTTGAGCCAAACTCGAAACCGCCCCAAAGCTGCTGGGTTGTACCTCCACCGCTTAATCTTTGACGGGCAAAGCCGTAACTGATCTCACCAATTTTTGATGACTTTTTAACGGTTGCGCCGTCAGCAATTATCTTTGAGGCGCGGTTGTTGCGTTGACCTGCCGTGGCACTTACCCGTTGCTTGACAAATTCTGCAAGCTCGGACGAGACCTCTTTTGCTTGGTCGGTTGCCTCAGCGTCCATTGCCTTAAAAGATTTGAGAATTGCGCGCAGCTCAGCCTTGTCATAAGCAATTGCGTCTTTAGCCATTTGCGCGCCTTTCCAAAATCTCAATCACGGTAAGTATGTCCTCGGCTGTCTCAAAAACATCTGGGTGTAGCCCTGTCGCCAAGGCTACCTCCCAAACTATTCTGCTAAGGCTTCCGACGGCGTAGCTTTTGGGTTTGCCTCGCCTACGATTACCTCAGCAATACCTTCTGTCCAAATGTCGATCGGCTTAACAGGCTTTCCAGCTGCTTCACGCTTCATAGCGTGATAGGCAAGAAATACTAAATCGGAGATACCGATTTTCTCCTGTGCCTGCGCAATTGTGTGACCTGTGTGCTTTTCCCATTTGACCCACTCAGGCGGTGCAGCTGTGTAAGTGATCTGATCGCCGTTTATGTATTCAATTGTGATTGGTAGTTTCATTTTTCTCCCGATTGTTAGTGATTAAAAGGTTTCGCTTGGTGTTCCCACCACAACAAATGATAGGTCAACGGTTTGTGCATCTGGTGCTGCACCGCCGACGCTTGGAAATACTGGCATGACGTTAAATGCAAAAACCGCACCAGTAGCAGCTGTCAATGACACTGCTAATGTTGTGTTTGGTGCTGTCTCGCATGCTGTCCACAAAGCCTCGCATAGTGATGAGGCTGCGCCCCAGTCAGCAAGCATTGAAATGTCGAAAGTCCACTGATCGTCAATGTGCTTGTAAGCCTTGCCGTCTAGTGTTTGATATGTCTCGACGGTTGGGCTGTTCGCAAGTACTGCGCTGGTCGCCTGTGCGTCATAGTTAACGGTTGCAATGGTCACGACTAAATCGCGACCAGTTATGATTGTCGTTGGCATTTTGTCCCCTAGGTTGTTTGAGTGTAATAAGTCGAAACGTTTATGTCAGCGACAAGCATTGGAGACTGTCCTACTTCCAACACCGTTGGCTTTTCAATTACGCCTACGACGTATCCTGCGGGCATTGCCGCAAGAATTCCGATTATGAGCTTTTCTAGATTGTCCAGTGAACCTGCATTGCTATTGCTGGCGACAATGGCGGTGATTGCAAAATTAAGTTTGACCTGTGTTTTTGCCTTGCCAATTAACACGACCTCCATGTATGGGCTGTCAGGTACGACAACAATGGCTGGCGGTATTGGTGACTCAGGCACGCTTGGATACACGTTTGCAGATAGCGCGCTAAAGGCGTTTGCTAAAGCTGATCGTGTTTCGGCAATTGAGTTTGCTGGCATTTATTGAACCACTGTCTCAGCGTCCAAATAAGGCATAAGTAAAGTGCTGACGCGGTTGGTCAAGCTGCGACCCATACGGTATGGAGAGCTTGCAAAGTCCACGCCCTCGATCTGTCCACCAGCTGCAACGCGTGATTGAAAGACCTCAACGCTAACAGCCAAGATTGCTGACTCAATTGCTGGTGTGCTGGCATAAATTTGAGCAGCTGAATAACCTGACAAAGTTGCTTTGCCGTTTGGCACAATTGGGCGCAATGTAATGTCAGCATTTGTAAGCGCAGCTGTAAAGTAATAAGGCGCACTGTCAACAACTGTAAAAGTTGCGCTAAATGGTGCAGGTAAACCTGTCACAATTACTGATTGACCAGCTACAAAGTAATGCTCACGGATTGTAAAAAAAGTTGCTACGTTGTTTTCTAGCTTGTAAGACTCAACGCCTGAGACGTTGGCAACCAGCATTGGCAAAATAACGTCCTCGCTGGTGTTGATAATCTCGTCCAAATAACTATCGCTGTAAAGTGAAACGGACACGCCAAGCACCGTGCGCAACTGGCTAGCTGTGACAATGGCTGGCATGTCCGTCCCCTTTCGACTGCTGCGGCGAGATCGGGAGAACCCGCCGCATGATTAGTTAGTGGCTATTAAGCCTTGTTATTCTTAAATGCGCCTGCACCGATCTTGGTTGCAATTGCACCATAGCCATAAACTGACACTGAGATTTGACCTGATGCAATTACGTCTGCGCGTAGTCGGTATGTTGGTGACTCGTACCATGTGTAAGCAGCTGGGTTGACGATCAAAATTGAACCGTCTGTATCTGTTGTTGCAGCTGTGTTTGCTGTAACAAATAGATCAAGTCCTGCAATGTTTCCACGAATTGAGTCTGGGCGTACAACACCGCCTGCATTGCTTGGCTGTGATGCGTTGTAAATTGGTCGCCCTGAGTCGTTAAGTGTCATTGCGTTTGCCCACTGGCTCGTATTCATGATGATGTTTTGAGCAAAGCCCTGTGTTCCCGCATAAACTGATGCTGCACCACGAGCGACAATGCCTAACAATTCTGCTGCTGTTGGGTATGTAGCAACTCCTGTTGCGTCAGCTGATGCACCAGAAATCAATGCAGCGTTAACTGCTGTATCTGTTGCCTTTGCATAAGCTGCCGCCATGTTTGACAATAGCTCGTTAAAAAATAATGGTGATGTACGGTCAAGTAGCTCAACTGAGAAAGTCTGCTGTCCTGCGTACTTTGCAACGTTGACTGTTACAAATGCAGCGTTTTGATCTGTCTCGCTTGGTGCAGCACCTTCTGCTGTGAGTGCAACTGTTGGCATAACTGTGATTTTTGGAATTTCGAAAGACATACCAGCATCAGGCAAAACGCCACGGCTGATTGCATCAATGTTGCTGCGTGTTGTGTTTGCAAGTCCGTTGATGACTTCAGTCAACTGACGTGTAGGTACTAGACCTGCGTTGTCTGTCACGTCTGCCGCTGCTGCAACGTACTGGCGAGCGTTTTCGTCGCCCAGTGATGCGCGGATTGTGTTTTCAAGGTACTTAGCAGCTGTGAACTCTAAGCGTGGCTTTGTAAATGAGCCGCCGATTGCTGGCTTCGCATTTGCTGTTACTGACTGTGCGGCTTCTACCGTCTCGACGGTTTCCGCGTTTGTGACGGTGTTGTCCACTTCGTCTCCTTCTGTTGTTGGTGTTTCCTCTGGCTCAACTGTTGAGTCAGAAACCTCAGGCTCTTCACCTGTTGTTGCTGCGACCTCGTTGACGCGTGCTGATCTAA